CTTGGTTGCAATTGCTGCATTTGTATTTGCTAAGGCAGCCTTATCCTGAATGGCGCCTGTTGCTACCAATGTGTTAACATTAGCTACTTGCATTCTATCTGAAACAAGTACTCTGATTGCTGTGTTTGTAGCTACAATACCAGCTCTAGCAACACCATCAGTAGCTGTTCCCCCACTTAGAGCTGCAAATCTAGAATTCGTATTTGCAAGATCCAAACCACGCTGATTATCTACAGATGCAATGTAAGCATTTGTATTTGCCAAAGCAGCTTTATCTTGTACGTCAGCTGTTGTATAACTTGAGGAAGCCAATTTAGTTGCGATAGCTGCGTTTGTGTTAGCGAGCGCTGCTTTGTCTTGGACATCACCAGTCGTATATGAGGATGAGTCTAGTTTAGTTGCAATAAACGCATTTGTATTTGCTAAGGCAGCCTTATCTTGAATAGCACCAGTTGCTACCAATGTATTGACATTAGCAACTTGCATTCTATCGTCAACAAGTATACGGATAGCTGTATTGGTAGCTACGATACCTGCTCTAGCTACACCGTCAGCTGATGAGCCACCAGATAAAGTATTGATTCTTGCATTGGTATTAGCAAGGTCGGCATTTCTTTGATTATCTACTGAGGTGATAAATGCATTGGTGTTAGCTAGGGCTGCCTTATCCTGTACATCTGCTGTTGTATAACTAGATGAGTCTAATTTTGCAGCAATAGCTGAATTCGTATTAGCAAGTGCAGCCTTATCCTGTACATCTGCAGTAGTGTAGCTTGAAGAAGCAAGTTTGGTTGCAATAGCAGCGTTCGTGTTAGCTAAAGCTGCCTTATCTTGGATAGCGCTAGTAGCTACTAATGTGTTTACATTTGCTACTTGCATACGATCAGATACAAGTGTACGGATTGCAGTATTTGTAGCAACAATACCTGCTCTAGCTATGCCATCAGTACTTGTACCACCAGACAGCGCACTTATTCTTGCATTAGTATTAGCAAGGTCCAAACCTCTTTGGTTGTCGACAGATGCGATGTAAGAGTTAGTATTAGCAAGAGCTGCTAATGACTGTACATTTGCAACTTCAGCAAACTTGTTTGTTCCAACTACAACTCTAGCATCAACTTGTGATTGAGATAAACCACCACTACCACTACCAGTTCCAATATCAGTTCCATCAATTGTAGAACCAGATGGAAGTGAAACACCGCCATTGGCATGTGCAGTAATAGTTGATGGGCCAAGTTCAATAGAAGAACCTGAAAGATAAAGGTCACGCCATCTTTTTTCTGATGTACCAAGGTCATATGTTACATTTGCACTAGGCACAATACTAGATGATAAGTTAGTTAAGTTGGCAACTTCAAGATAGATGCCTGCGTTAGCAACTTCTAAGTATATCGCAGCGTTTGCAACTTCCAGATACTGATCTGTACTTCCGCCGCCTCCACCTGAAATAGTGGCGCCTTCAAATTTACCTGTAGATGCATTATATTTTAAATATCTGTTATTCTGTTTGACGGAGTCTCTATCGACATCATCGAGAAACTCTAAACGTACTTCACCACCACCCGATGAACCGCCACCCATAGTAGCAGCACGACGAATGTCAGCTTTAAACTTTTCAATGTCTTTAATTAATGGATCTATACTTGGTGTTTGTCCATCTTCACCTTTGGCACCTATTGGACCTTCTGGACCTGGATTACCTTTTTCACCACGGAGACCTGGTGTACCTTGTTCACCGCGGTCACCTTTTTCACCACGTTCGCCCTTGTCACCTTTAGCACCTACCGGACCCTGTTCACCTTGAACACCCTGAACACCTTGTTCGCCTTGCTCACCTTGAGGACCTTGTTCGCCTGTAGCACCAGTAGTACCTTGTGGACCTTGTGGACCCATTTCACCTTGCTCACCGAGCATGCCTCGTGGACCAATTGGACCAGATGAACCTTTAGGACCTGTAAAGCCACGTGGACCTTCTAGACCTTGTTCACCTTTTTCACCCTCTTGACCTCGAGGACCACCTGCAGGACCCTGAGGACCTTGTAGACCTGGAGTACCTGGATCACCCTTCGGACCCCTGTCACCATCTCTACCATCACGGCCAGTAACACCAATTGGTCCTTGTTCACCGATAGGGCCACGATCACCTCGAGGACCGGGTGTTGAATCCAGTTGATGAACGCTTTCAGATACGTTCTTCTGAACTGCTTTCTCTACGTGCTTTAGAAGTGCTGCTAAAAACTTAGCCTTTTCAACCTCATTCATCATCGTCCTCTTCGATTGTGTCCATGAATTGTGTCATTTGTTCAACCAGTCGTTTTTCATCTTCAGTAGGCTCGACCGGTGGGATATAAGGTTCAGTGTTTACGTATGACTCTTCTTGTTGTGAAGTATCTTCACCTTCACCATCATCATATTCTCCAGCAGCTTCTTCAGCTGAAATCTCCTTATCAATACGTTCAATATCTTTTTCTGTCTGTCTAAGAACTTCTTCTCTAACATATTTTTGACTGAAATACTTACCAACATATTGATCTAGATCGTTGAGTAGAGTCATACGCTCTCTCATCAACTCTCCGGCTTTCATTTCTGCATAGTGATTGTCTTCAGAATAATGGAAGAAGATATCCTTCTTCATTGAATGCCACTCTTCTCTAGTAGTAATACCTTTAAGAAGTAGCTGAGTTTCTAATATCTTATAGAACATCTCATTGAATCTAGAACGAAGACGATTAATAAATTTCTTAAACTTAATCTCATCTCTAGTAATCTCAGAAGCACGACCCAAGTTAAATTGGTTTTCAGCTTCCATTCTAGAGATAGGAACATTTAATGATTTGTATAACTTCTTACGGAAGTAATCAACATCATCCATCTCACCAAGGTTCTGGCCACCTGGAAGTGTTGAGATCTCTGTACCACGACCACCTTCACGACGAGGAAGCCAAAAGTCTTCCATCATAGTCATAAACTTACGGTCATCTCTAACTTCACCTGTCGATGCATCATAGACAAGTTTGTTTTTATGCTTAACCATCATATCGCGAAGATATTGTTCAGCTTTTTGTTTAGGAAGATTACCTACATCGATATAAAAAATTCGACGTTCTGGTGCTCTTGATAGACGATAGATTACCACTGCATCTTCAAGCATACGCAATTGGTTAAGTGGCTTGATAGCTTTGTGTAGATAACCTAAAATATGTTTATTATCTTTTGAGTAGCTGCCTGAGTGACAGTATACAACTGAATCCGCAGAAATCTTTAGACCTTGTGTCTGTCCATTCTTTAGACCCTTAGGTGCATATAAGAAGTACTCGCTAAAACCTTTTGGCATTGCAACAGACTTTCCATCCATAGCCTGCACTTCAGTTTTGGACTTCTTTTTCTCTCTGACTTTTTTAATCTTACGTGGATCGATGTAACGAAGCTCTTTAATTCCATCTCTAGGACTTGCTTCATCAATCATCATATGATAGTAGTGACGACCGTCAACATACCATCTTCTGAAAATCTCATAACCTTTGTTTTGAAAGTCAACCAGTTTGAGGACTTCGTCAAACTCAGCTCTGATTGTTTTCTTGATTGATGCACTGTAATTAATTGACTCTACATCGATAGCAACTGGCGATACATCACCTTCAATAATAATTGCTTCGTTTACAATGTCATCTACAGCCTGGTCACATTCTGCTTGAAGGACCATATCACGATAGCGAGTTACTAACTCACCTTCTGTTTTTGCCGCACCTTCCATATCAACATAAGTGCCATATGCGCCACCTGGAGCAAGCTCCAATGCACCGTCCATATTTTCTGGAGGAGCGAAAGATCTTACTTGTTGATTGTCTTCGTTTGGTTTTTCCGGAGTCCCAAATTTGAACCCGAATAAGTTGTACTCTGCCATTTTATACCTCAGTTAAGGGGGCTGCATATCTTATTTATGCAACCCCCATCACTTTATTTCACTTAATTAGCCAGCGACTGTATTAGTCGTTGAACCACCGCCTGTGGCCACTTTCCAGTAGTCATAAGCAAAGGTTACCTGGAATTCTTGGATCGCATCCTGATCCCAACTGACTTCCATAAGAGCCACATTGGTTGGATAGATTCCGACGAATTCGTAGGTTCTCAGAAGGTCACCTTCTTTACCAAACTGCTTAACTGTAGCAACTTGTTTATAAGATGTAGCACCTTCTGTCGACACCATGCCCGGAAGCCTGGTGTTACCTTCGTGCAGATTGATTTGGTTAGACCAAGTTTCCATTGCATTTCTGATTTGGAAGTCTTCGTCATTAAGAATCGTCACAGTCCAGTCTGCAAAAGTACGGTTACCTGCATACTTGATCTGACGACCGAAGTATGTTTGTGTAATCGTATTGATTGTTGCATCAGGGATCTGTGCAGCTCTAACCAGAACAGGCGCTGTAGGAACGCTAGGAACTGTTGCTGGAGTCTCGATGGTTACCTCAAATAGGGAACTACGAGCACCGCCAAATCTAAGGCCTGACTTAAAGTCGTTTACGTTGAAAGCCATTTACTTTCTCCTCTTTCCCTATTTATTAGAACTGACCTACGATTTCATTAAAGTCGACACCTGTTCTTACAGCTACGAAGTTCAACTGGATAAAGTTGATGCTTCTGGCTGGTTTGATGTAGATGTCACCAATGAATTCGTTACGATCGATTACTTCACCTGTGTTATTCGTGTCATCGCAGACTACACGGAAGTCCGTGATACCGCGGCGACCTTGAACGTCACGCAGGAATGGTTCTACCAAGTTACGGAACTGCTGTCTTGTAAACTCATCGTTAAATTCAAACAATGAACTTTGAGCAGCAACTGCAATTGCTTTTTCAAGAACAATGAACAATCTGCGAACATTAATTCTATCGAATGCGCTTGGTTGTGACAGAAGTGTCTTATCACCAAACAATACTGTGCCTTGGCCTGGGAATGATACGACTGGGTTAACACCAGCTTTGTACAATTCGTCACGCTCGGCTTTGTTTGGATTGTAAGCCAACTTAACAACATTCTTAACATTACCGCGGTTGAAACCAGCTGGGGAATACCATGGGTCACGGTTTGTATCCGTGCGAACCATTAGACCAGCAGTATCACCATTCAATGGAATGTAGCGATAAGTGTCGTTGTATTTGTCGTATACGTATTTGTAGCCACTATCCATTGTCACATAAGATGATGATGGAAGTGAATCGCGGAATGC